CGTCATTGTCCACGCCGAATTATTTATATTCGACGATTTTAATGTCGTAAAATAACCAGCCGTCGAGGTATTGGCGAGGATAAGCGACCCTTGCGAACCCGTTGGACCTTGTGTTCCAATCGTCAGAGCATTGGAGCCATTAGTCGTAATTGCAGAGGCTTCGCCAAATGTTCCGGCATTGTCGTAAACAACGCGGCCAGATACGCCGCCCGTTATAGGTGTCGTATTGACGGTGATAAGGCTTGGTCCTGTCGCGCCAGTTGGCCCAGTAGGTCCAGTTGGACCTGAGACATTGTAAGCAATCGTTGTAACTAGATGCGACTGCGAATTGGCGCGCATGTAAAGCGAAATAGTTGGCGAACCAGACTGAGCCTGCGCATATACATTCAACAGAAGTCTGCTTGACACACTAGCAAGCGTTGCAGCAGGAACATACAAATCGTAATTATATAGGCCAATTGTAGCAGAGCTAACAACCGTTCCAGAGACATAATCTCCAGTTGCAAGCGTTTGCAGCACAGTTGTGCCATTAGCTGCGACTTCTTGAACTTCAATCCAAAAACGAGATGAGCCGCCTCCCGAAGTGTGAGCAGCCCATGCTGCCAGAGACCAAAAACCACCAATGAATGATGTGTTATTAGGAACGCCAGCTTCCGTAACAAATGACCCAAGAAGAACGGAAGAACCCGTATTGGTTCCTATAGAAAGAACCGTCTGCGCGCCGGTATTAGGAATAACAAGCAAGTCATCCGCTTGCGGCCCAGTAGCCGTTGGCCCATCAAGGAACAGCGTAAGACCAACAGACGTTCCGCTGGCTCCCGTAGGTCCCGTCGCGCCTGTAGCGCCCGTAGGCCCAGTAGCCCCCGTGGGGCCTGTAATCGAAAGACCCGTAGCGCCTGTAGCGCCTGTAGCGCCCGTGGCCCCTGCTAATCCAGTTGCGCCCGTAGCTCCCGTGGGTCCCGTAACCGTTGACGCAGCGCCCGTAGCACCAGTTGCGCCCGTGGGTCCAGTTGCGCCAGCGGCTCCCGTCGGGCCGGTAACTGTCGCAATAGCGCCGTTATCTACCCAATTAGAGCCATCCCAAACCCATAAATGCTGATCGTTTAAGGTGACATAAGCGTCACCAATCGCGCCCGTATAGCTGCTTGGATAACCCGGCAAAGCGGCAGCATTCGCGACGGTGCCTTTATAGGTAATACCAGCGCCAGCTGGGCCGGTGGAGCCAGTTGGGCCAGTAACCGTTGATGGGGCTCCTGTTGGCCCCGTCCATCCCGTAGGCCCCGTATTTCCCGTGGGTCCGATACCGCCGCCGGGGCCCGGAACGCCCGTGGGGCCTGTGCTGCCCGTAGGGCCCGTATCTCCGGTAATTCCTGCGCTGCCCGTGGCCCCCGTGGCCCCCGTAGGCCCTGTGGCCCCAGCTGCACCTGTTGCGCCCGTCGCGCCCGTAGGTCCTGTTACAGTTGACGCATCGCCAGTGGCTCCCGTCGCGCCCGTAGGTCCCGTCCAGCCGGTAGGTCCAGTGACATTAGAGGCCGCACCCGTGGCTCCCGTGGGGCCCGTAAATCCCGTGGGGCCCGTGGGGCCTGCGGGTCCCGTAAATCCCGTAGGTCCGGTGACGCCTAAACCGGCGACGGCAGATGTTGTCGTGCGACGCGATACGCCAGCTTGAACAATTTCTAATTGCTCAGTCCCGCTAAGAGCCGTGGCTACAGGAAGATTTGGGATTTGAATATTTGTAGCCATCAGTCAAGCGGCCCTGTCTTTGGAACTTCATCCATATTATACGGCAATCCAGGATCATTGTCTCCAGGCGCATTTGGATCTGTGCCCGGACGCTCGTTCAAGCCGCCAGGCGGCTCGCCTGTCTGTTGCGTAACACGAACTTTATCGTCTTCAGTAATACGCGTATCACCGTTAATAATTGGAATGCCAGTTCTGGTATCAGTAGAATTTTGACCAGAAGTCGCGCGCGTATTTGTTTCTGACGTCTCATAATCCTGAATGCGCGGATTTTGAATTGGCACTGGATCAGCAGGCACAACGATCGCACGCAATTGCTGTTGAGGAGTATCTAAACAAGTATCACACACAAGCATGCGCGTATTATACAAAGCGGCTCCGCCCCACTGCATCTGCCACTGAAGGCGATTGTGGTTATAAAGAAACCCGCACCTGTCGCAAATACCGAAGGCCTGCGGGTTTCGTGTGCTTACGCGTGCGCGCCCGTGTGGCCTCATCTAAAGTATCCACTAATCTGAGGCGAGATGTATTGTTGTGCAGTTTCGACGTTCTGCATCGCGGCTATTTCATACGCTTCGTCAGCCATTGGCTTCAATCCAGCAACTTTATCTGGAGACCAAATGACAGCTAAGCGTAAAGCGAGACCATACGCAAAAGCTTCCAACCAAATTGGCGGGATATCGACTTCTTGCGTGCCATTCATATTGGCGTCCTGAATGCGCATAACTTTGTAGTATTTTAAACTCGTCTGCGATCCATCAGGAACAGGCCAAAGCGTAACAGTTGGCGACAATAACCTGTCAAACCAGAAAGTCGTTGGAAAGCCTTGTTGAGCTTTATTTGGATATGACGCGTATTCTGTGCGGCTTACAGGAAGAATAATGCGATCGATCGCCGGGCTTCCGTATTCAATATACGCGTCAAGCATGACAACAGTATTGGCGTCGACGTTATAAGTCTCAGTGCCTTGAACAAGCGGAACAGTAACAAGCGTGACTTGCCAAAGATTGACGCCCTGATTGCTCCAACGCGTCAGCATCATGTTTGTCGCTGTGCGAGCGGCGTCTAAATGCTCTTGTAATAATGCAGTAGGACGCACACCAATTAACTGATACGCGTATAAAGTGATCTCGCCAAGAGACGGATTAAACGTGTAGGTTCCGCTCGTGGACATAGTTTCTCCTACTAATTTTTAATTATTAAATAGGGCCGTTGCTTGATTGCAGGAATGTTACAGTAGCTGAACCGCTTCCGCTATTAAGCAAAACGCGCGCATATCTTGGCGCGTAAGCAATATAACCAGATTTTGCCGTAGCTTCAGAAACAAGATTTGCGTCTAAAGCGTCAAGCCACGTTACAGCGCCAATCGCAACAGGACTAAAAGGATCGTTTGGATCTTCTAGCGTCGTTTGCACGCTGTAATTTACCGTGCCGCTAACATCACCCTGAACAGTGATCTGCCCAGGAGCGAAGTCATCAAAGCGAACCCAGCGAGATCCAGCAACGCCATTTGTGCCTACAGTCACGCCACTAACGCTGGTTGCTGCGCTTGCAGCGACGCGCGTAACAGTAACGAAATCTAGAGTTGTAGCGACTGAGCTGCCGCTTGTGCCTTGAACGGTTTCAGAGATTGACTGCCCGTTGAACCAAGTGCCGTAAACCGTAAACGTGACGGCGCTATCATTGCCGACATTGGTTATTAAAATCTGGCGCGGCTCATCAAGGATAGCAACGCCGCCAGTAACAAGTGAACCGTTAAGCGTTAAGTTCGCTGCTCCAGCTGTTGTCTGATTTAATGCAATATTGTTGGCTGATGCCGAAGCAAGAGGGCCGACGGTAACAGTAAGAGCTTGCATCAGCGTTTTCCTTTTGTCTTTCCAACGCGCGCGGCGGCGACATTATCAACCAAATTTGGATAAGGCCGTCCGGCGGCTCTTGCCCTGGCTTTGGCTATCTTAACACCTTTTGCGCTTAAAGCCTTGTGCTTTGCGTCTTTCGGCGCATCTTTTTCCCAAAACGGCTTGCTCATCAACAGTCCCATTTTCTGAGTGATTTATTGATGCGACTATTTGGATCTGCGGCTTTTGCAGAGCCGGTTAATTTCTTTTTCATACCAGTCATACGACTACAAAATGAAGAACGGCGACCAGCTGCTTTATCACTTTTTGCTGCCTGTTCTTTTGAAACTGGCGGCTTTAAATTATGGCCTTCAGCCTTTGCTGATGCGCGGCCCTTAGCGTTTAAGCCGCCTTCAGGGTTTTTGCCTTCCTTACGCGTCCAAGCAGGAGATTTAGCCATGTCTTTCTCCAAAAAACCGACGGAACTCTTAAAAAAGTTCCGTCGACTTCGCAACAGACAACTCAATAATGAGAAGCCTTACCGCGTGGCGTGCCAGCTTTAGCTGACGAAAATACGCCGCCGCCTGAAGCGCGAGCAGGCTTTTTGCCCTTTGCAGCTTCAGACATTACAGCTTTGCCGCCTTTTTTCATGCAGCCGCCGCCCTTTTTAAAGCCGTCGGTCTTGTCTTCAGCTTCTTTAATTGTGCTGGCTTTGCCTTTGTAAGCACCCATTTTTCTCTCCTATGCTTAAGCGTTGTTTGCTTGGATGTATGTGACGATGAGCTTGCCAGCGCCAGGCGTAGCACTTGGAGCGCCGCTATCAACCCAGATAGCAACATCAGATGTGCCAACATCCTGCCAAACGCCAGTGCGCGTAGCATCAGTGCCTGGATTAAGAGAAAGCAAGCCGACAGCATTCGCATTCGTCGCAGCAACTAACTCAGTAGCAGTTGATGACGTTCCAACGCTTAATGTGTAAGTCGTCGTCGCGCTCGACCATGCAACATCAACAAGAACGTCAATGCTAACAATCGTGCTGTTTGCAGGAATTGTAATTGCAGTCTGTGCTGATGTCGTTGACTGAACAATGTCAGCCGATTGAGCCATGAGGCAAAAACCAACATTCTTGATTGAGCCAACTGTGGTGCCAGTGGTATCAAGAACGTCGCCAGCCTTTATTGGACCGGTAAACGTAGTCGTTCCCATTAAATTCACTCCTTCTGCACAAGGTTTAATTACGTCGTCTGTGCAGCGTCCGCTTGGCCGGTCGACGTAACTGGATTGCCAAGATCTACATTATCAACGTGTTTATCAAGATAAGCAATCGCTGATAATAAGATTGTTTTGTCTTCTTTAAACTTTCCTATTCCTTGGTTACAAGCTTCACAAAGAAGACCGCGAACCTTACCTGTTGTGTGGCAATGATCTACAGCCAAAGCTTTAATGTTGCCGTTTCTATTGCCACCTGACTCACTACCGCAAATTGCACACTTGCCATTTTGAGCCATATACATCTGACTATACTCTAGCAGAGATATACCATATTTGCGTTGCAAATCTTTATCGGCATAGTCTGTTTTGTATATACGTCGATGCTCTTTGTAATATTCAGGACTATGACTATCTATCCTATTTGGATGAGCCACGGTCGCTAAACTTTGGCTTAAAGATAGATTGTCAGCTTTTAAATTTAACGGGTTATTATCGTTAAATTTAATTCTTCCATTAGGCCATTCCCCATTTATTAAAACCCAAGCTATACGCGCTGAAGGAATGTTTTGATTTCCTATGCGAATATAACCGTATGATACAGGGTTGCCTTCTTTGTCTTTACGGGTTGCCTTTACACAACCTGCAATCTCGCCTGCGTAAACATTCTTTGCTGGCGATTTAGACCAATAAACAGCCCCAGTATCTGGGTCGTAAGAAAGAAATTCTTTGACTAAATCAACGGATATGTCTTCAACTTTTGGCATTTCAGTCTCCATAAGATCACTAACAAACGTAATATACGTCTTTAATAACCTTATGTCAAACCATAACCTTTTAGTATTGACAACCGTATCTTTTAATCGTAACTTCCTAATTAAGCCTACCGCCCACTTTGATTGGTGGGCGGTAAGTTATTGACTTCATTAAGAAGTTGGGAAACTGCCGTAGATGCTACGGAAGTTATAATACCCAAACGAATACCGCTCATAACCTTTAACAAGAAGGTTATCGGTTACGAAATCCACCTGGAGATCACTTTCGAACTTCACGCGTTCCATGTAAGACAAGCCATCAATGTTGGTTAGCAAGAACCAAGCATAAGCAGAGGTCAAGAAGTCGTTGACCATGTAGCCTTCTGGCAAGCCGCCAGCCGTCATCATGATCGCATTGACATCATTGTCCGCTGTGCCTGGGCGCAATTCGGTCTTTGTCAGACGAATTGCAACTGGCTCCAACTGTGGCGGAACAACAAGACGACGACCGCGAGCGAAGATCTTTAGACCAGCTTGATCTTTGAAATTCGTTCTGATCGAAATCATGCCATTCAACAGCGTGCTTTCGTTGAGATCGACATCAACCGTAGGACGGTTAGCAACAGTGCCGCCGTCGATTGGATGGTCGGTCGCGCAGAGAGCTTTGCCGTCACCGCCGATTGACGCGTTATACGTCGTGGCAGTGTTAAGCACGTTCGCGCCATAGATTTCTTTGGTCTGATGGAAGCTTTCAATCAGGCCAAGGTTTGACGGCATAAACTGTGACTTATACAGATTGTCGTCGATTGCTTTACGCGTAATCGCATAGCCCAGAGCAATTTCAGTGTGCTCTTGGTTATAGACGTAGCGTTCGCCAGCATTGTTGTCGAATGCGGTCTGACCGCCTTCTGTCTTCAGCTGAGCGAGACCCAGAAAGCGCATTTCAGCTGTGCGCTCAAGAGCCATTTTACTGTCGTGCTTCGTGAAGATCTTGTCGTATTGCGACGGGATCTGCTCGTATTTGCCTTCAATCCCACGGAGACCGGGGAGGAGAAGGTCTTTGATGGCAGAGAGATTAACAGCCATTGGTCCTTACTCCTTAGATTGTGACAAGCGTCTTGGTTGAGACGTTCAAGAAGCCAACAATAACGTAATTGGCATTCGAGGCCGTATCAGTGCCATTTGAGCCTGGCGGTTCAGTGACAAGTCCGATGACGCGGAATGGAGCCGTCGAAGACGTTCCAAGCGTTTCAACATACATGCCAGAGATGCCGTTTGCCGTATTGCCGCTAGAACCGCCAGCAAGCGAGATCGAAGCGCCAACGCCTGCCTGCGTCACGTTAGTGGTGCTGCCAGCTTGCACAAGGAAGCGAGCATTAGGATCGTTGACAACGTAGGCGTAGACAGAGCCGTTATTGTCTGAACCTGGCCAATAGTTTGACCAAACAGTGCGCTTCTGAGAAACCGAAAGATATTTACAGCCCTGAAAAACACCAGCCAGCTGTGTCGTCGGCGCGTCACCCGCGCGTGTGATAAAGCCATTGGCGTCCTGAAGGACAGCATCGCCGTAGAAAATAGGCGTCGTATAGTCGGATTTGATCAGCATCTCGACCTGTTCATAGGTCGGGGCAGAACCGTTCCCGCTATACTGACGAAAACCGAAAGGCGCAAACGTATTCGCCATGACGGGTTCTCCTTATATAGGAGGCTCATCATCGCGCGCCGGGGCGATTATAGAACCGGAAAAGATTAATGCCTCACGCCGGGGAGGCCCAGGCCATCAATGTGGCTTGTCGTCATTATCTCAATTTATAAACAAAATGTAAAGGCCCGCACGAGGCGGGCCCTTTTATTATCAATCTTCTGGTATTGGCATGGGCTCGTAGCCCTTTTTAATTGTCGGTCTCACGCGCGCGTGATCTCGCGTCATCGTGCCTTCAGGCGTTCCCGCAAGCTGTGCCTCTTTATGCGCAACTTGTAAGCGGGCCTTACGTCTTTCGGCGTCAACGCGCTCTTGGACAATCTCCGTTGGGCATTCCATGAGGATCATGCCCTTGCGCGTAATGATTTGCATTTGTGTGTTTTGCGGCATCATATTTGGATGACGCGAAACAGGAACAGCAGTCCATCCAGAGCGCGCAAGCTGCACTTGATAAGCTGGGTCTTCTGCGCCGTATGTGGTGTGACGCTTCCACTCATACGTCCAACCATCAGGGATGATGTCCAGCGGCACATAGAAGTCATCAATGCCGTCAACAACTTCTCCGTTGCTGTGCTCACGCAACTGAGCCGCACGCTGTGCAGCGCGAGCCTTTGGATCATCTTCTCTCATGGGTGGCCTTATTACTTCTGGCGTTTCTTTGACGGCAGAAGCCGCCTTAGAAAACATGCCCTTCTTCGATACAATAGGCGTATTCATAATCTAATCTCCATTAACGTCCGATTTTGCCTTCTTTTTGAAGCGCAACCATATGCTTTGCGTATTCATTTTCAGTCATGCCAAGCATTTGCGCTGTATCCGCCTGCTCTCGCGTTAAGCGAACAACATTTGATCGTTGATTGCTGCGCGATACAGGAGCTGGCGGAGGCTGGGGAGCCCGCTTAGGAGCGGGCGCAGCAGCTTCTGATGCAGGCTCAGGAGCTTCACGCTTACGCAAGCCAAGACGGCTTTCAACAAACGCAAAATATTCATCAGTATCAGTTGTAATGCCTTCATCAATAGCATCTTCATGAGCACGAAACATGCGTCGGATCTCACGCTCGCTTGATAAGTTAGACTTATTCTCTCTCAACCAAGCAGCAGAACGTGGTGACGTGTTTTGAGCCATTTGCTCTATTGCATCAGCAGGCGTTGGTGGAACAGGACGCACGGGTTGACGTTGCGCAGCCTCTTCTGCTTCTTTCATTGCTTGTTTCATGGCAGTTTCGCCACGCTTTAGCTCTGCAAGCTGCTGAGAGTTTACTGTTATTGCGTCAATTAACTCCGCAGTCTTATCTGCGTCGCCAACAATCGTCGCTTCCTTATAAGCAGCCTTTAATGCGTCGCTTCTATCTTTAAGCGTCTCTATTGCATTAACGACAAGCTGATAATTTGCGTCTTTTACATCATTATTTGCGCGCTCAGCACGCAAATTTGATTGATAAGCCTGCTTTTCAGCTTCAATACGCGCCTGTTTTTCTGCTTCAAGACGTCTTTTTAACTCTTGAATGCCTTCTTCTGGCTCAATAATAGAAGTTTTTTCTATTTCAGGAGCCGCTTCAGCCTTTTCTTCTACAATTTCTACTTCAGGCTCGTCTTTTTTCTCTAATTTTGGCTCATCTAAGACAACTTCAACGTGATCTTCTTCTTCAGACATCAATTTTCTCCATTACCATGCAGTATCTGGCGTCGGAATGCGCATTTTTACTTGCGTATCGGACAGCATTCGGCACAAAACACCATTAATTGTGATGCTCCAGCCATCTGACGGGCGATAAACAAGCCAATCATGCAAGTTAAAGCTTGCATTATTAAACCATTGACCGCTGTCATCTTGAAAAGCAGCTGGACCCATGCCTACAAGAAGGCCAACTTTGCCTTGGAACTTATCTTCTTCAGCATATTTATCAGTTAAATACAGGCCGCTTTTTGTTTTTGTCGGGCGCACATAGACGGCGACAAGGATTTGATTATTGAAAAGCTCGACTTGCGAAAGATCGCCAATCTCATCAAGCAATTTTTGTTTTGGATCACCATCGTGAGCCATGATTAGTGCAGACATTGTTTCCCCTTATTGTTCGCGCGGTTTGCCGTCGCATATTGCTGATGCTTCGGCCATTAAATCGATTGCAGTGCGCAAACCTGCAATCTTACCAGCAACGAATTTATATTCGTTGAAGTTCTCTACAAATCCTAATGCAAGATTGTCTTTCATTCGGTTGATCTCAATTTCAATCAATTGCTCAAGCTCGTGAGCAAACATATGGCTACGCGTCAACGTTCCCACAACCCACCCCCTTGGGCTCCCCTTGTGATTTATCAGGACTGGACGCCATAAGGGGGATGACGCCCAGTCCCTACGCAGTAATTACTTACCGCGACCTTTTTGCGCTTTAGCGATGTCTGTCTTCTGCAAACGACCCTCGCCATTAGCCGCACCAGCAGTCATGTCCTTGTAGGACTTGGCTACCTTAGAAATACGTCCGCCATCTTTTTTAGCAGGCGCATCTTTGTGTAACTTAGCAATATCGGTCTTTTGAAGGCGACCCTCACCAGATCCTGAACCAGCTTCCATATCCTTGTAGGATTTGGCAATCTTTGTGATGCGACCACCGGCCTTGCGCTCAGGAGGCATAGGACCACGAGGTGGCATTGCTGGAGGCATAGCGCCAGGAGGCATAGGCGGCATTGCCGGAGGAGCGCCAGCAGCTGGCGGCATTGGCATAGGCATTGGCGGAGCTGGCGGAGGAGCCATTACATCAGCCGGAGGCATTTGCTGCCCTTTGCCCGTGGCAATAACAATATTGATGTTTGTCTTGCCTTTGCCAGCTGACTTCTTGCTAGCCTTTTTCATGCCAGCCATATCAAGCGTAGCGCCGCCTGTAGCGCGAGCCGTGCGTCCGCCCTTCTTATAAGGCGACATCATGCGATCGAGCTTGTCAGTGTCGCTGCTTTTCATCTTGCGATAATCAACGGCGATGTTCTTTGATGGATCAGGCATGCCTTCCTGCTGCTTTTGAGCAGGCGAGCGATAGCCCGTAAGCTTGTTTAACTTCTCAGCTAAACCACCGCCTTCAGCTTTGCCGCCGCGCTTATAATGCTGGGCCGCTTCGCGCTTTGGCTTAATCTTCATCGCGCCAATTGTTTTAGGTGTGGATAACGTTTCTTCAGCTGAAGGGATTTTGCCGCCATCTTTGCGAGCAACTTTGCCGCCTTTTTTCATGCCGCCAATGTGCTTCACGCCTTCGCGGTCTTCATTTGCGACCTTCATATTCTTATTGGCCATCTGCGTGCCAATGTTGCCGGTGACCTTGCCGCCAGACTTATACGCGCGACGCGACAGCGGGCGCATGCCCGTCTTGGCTTCAGCGTTCAGCGGTTCAGCTGGGCTCCAATCAGAGCTATCAACCTTAGTATCTTTTTCGCTCGCCAAGCGGCGGGCTTTAGACTTCAAAGCCTCGCGGGCTTTCTTGGCAAAATCAGACATTCTTTTTCTCCGGCCAGATAAATAAGCGGCGTCCCGCTATGCCCGCGCGTGCGGGAGGTTAGATACTACATCAAGAGCGCGACTAATGACAGCGCCGCCGTCTTGATAAAGCGGCATTTCTGCTTTTACCAAGCCACGCTCGACGACATCCTTCGGCGAAAGACCCGTGATGCGAGACGTGCGCTCAATTGCTTCATTGACGTTCTGGATCATTGGTTGCGCTTTATAACCGCCTTTTGTTCTAAGATCTTTTCCTCCAGCCCATGCAACTTCCTGGAAGTAACGCGGATCAACATTGAATTGACGCGCAAGATCATGAAGCGATCCTTCGTAATGACCATAGGTTCTATCAGTTGGATTAGACATCTTTGGATCATACATGCGCGACATCTGCTCATCGATTGTTGCGCCATGCGGTATGCCAAGGAAGTTGTAAGCGAAATTATAACGCTTTGGATTGTCGTGACCGATACCCTGGCCTTCTAAAATCATCTTACGAAATTGGTCCATGTTTGAACCGGCGAAACGCCCGCCGACAGGAAACGGAAAGTTATAAGTTTGCTCAGGAACTTTCTCGCCCGTGTTTTTTAAAACGTTTCCGTAATGCGCCATCATTAAATTTGTTGTCGGATCAGCGCCGCCTGTTGTCGCTGCCATTGCATCCGCAAAACGTTCTTTGAAAAGCTCGCGACCGCGCTCAGGCCCATAATTATTGATAAACTCTTTTTCTAGCTGACCCATAAGATACCAGTCGCCAGCTTGGCGTGCTTGGCCAAGACCGCGCTCATACGCGCCAGTCAATCGCTCAATTGCTTCTGGCGAACGTGCGTGCGCTTCATACTTTGCTTGCGTGTCTGGCTTTGCTTTTCTGATATCAAGCGTCGATGTGTATTCAGGATAATTTAACGGATCAACATCAAAGCGTGCTTCAGGATCAAAGTATGGTTTGAAGTCGCCTTTGTTAATTGCTTTCTGTGCTGCTTGGCGCGCTTTAAGAACAAGCTCGCCTTCTGGGCTCAGCGTCTTTTCAAGATATGGCTTGCCTGTAACCTTGTCGATCGCAGGAACTGGCTCACCTGGTTCTGCGTAACGCCTAGATGCACCAGGGAATAATTCATCAAGCGGACGAATAATTGCAGGAGCTGAAGGTTCTTCTTTAGCAATATTAGCCGCAGCTTTTATTGCTTTAGCAATTACACCGCCCTTGTCGTATCCAAGGCGGTTCTGGCTAAGTTGATGCGTGTTTGAGAAAAGCGGCGCAACAGAATATGTCCAAAGCGCAAGCCTGCGGAAAAACTGTTCGTCGTCAGCGCGTGGTATGTTTTTCACGGGGCCTCCATCAGCGAACAAGTGCTCGCCAAAATCCTTTGAAACTCTCTCGCCTCTTCTCTCAAACGGAGCTGCGTAAGTTGATACGTCTTTGATGCCCATATCGCGCAGGATAGGGCTAACATCTTTATATACTGCTTCTGGAACAACAGCTCCCGCAAATTCGTCAAAGCCAACAGCGCGCTGTGGTTTCCCTTCAAAATACATTGCAGGCATTTTGCGGATATTTTCTAAATGACCTATTGCAGCGTTAATGTCTTCTTGCGGAGCTTCTGGATAAAAGTGCCGCCACTCATCCATATTTCTAGATCCAAGCGCCTCGCCAAAATACCCTTGTGCATTTGAAGTATCGTAAGGTAATTTTTCATTTGCATGCCAATGGAGAAGGTTTGCTAATCTTTCATGCTCATTTTCAAGAGCCTCTGCTTTTTCCTTCCACTCATGCATTGGAACGATATTGTCTCTTGCTCTTTTTATTTCTTCAAAATTTTTAAATGCAGGAGCTTGCTCAGCCATTATAACACCAAGCTCTTTTGTCCTGTCTGTGGTATCTCCTCTCCAAAATTCTCCGCCAATTATTGGTCTGCTTTGCATATGATCAAGAACGTTTTCTAATGTTACAGGCACAACTTTATCTCGTGCGTCGCTGTAAAATGTCCCTTCTTTTTTACCTTCAATATAAGGAAATCTTGGCGTAAAAGCATCTTGACGGAATATTGGGTTTTCAAAAGATGGTTCAGCTAAATGCTTGCGACCAACAAACGTAATATTTCCAAAGTTAGAATTATCTAACAGTGGTTTTGTAATAGCCAAACTTGGGCTTGGGAACGCGCCTAATTCCTTTAATTGCGGCAATACATAATCTGATACGCCATGTATAACGCCCATCTTTTCTGATGGCGCAATTACACGAGCCGCAGCCTGCAATGCTTTAGCAATCGCTCCGCCTTTGTCGTAATGAGGGACTTCGCCACCATCTGCGCGGCGGATATCTGGATTAAGCGGGTCAAATGTTCCAATGTTTCCTGTTGCAGATTTTATCTGCCGTGGATCTGTGGCGATATAAACATTTTGATGCTCAAATTCTCGCGTGCTTCCTTTTGGAATAATAACGCTGTCGTATCCTTGATCTTTTATCCAATGATGCAATTTCTCATAGGCTTCTGGAGCAGGTTTATAATATTTTTTTCTAGGCGTTGACTGGAAAGCATCAACTACTGTTGGTCCTATTTCTTTAGCCTTGCCTAACAGATCGTCAAAAGTGGCCGACATTGGTTTTTGTATATTAAGATAAACAGGATAAATTGCGCCTTCGTCAGACGAATAAAGCCCCGCTCCTCGTTCGCCAGGATTGTCTGAGAACCATGAGCCAATTGTATCTACCCATTGAGGTCTTTTAACTTGAGTGACCGACGCCATGCGGTCGAACTCATTAAAGTCACCAAGACTTCTGTCTCCACGATCCCAGACTACTGTCCCGTGATAGAGCCTGCGAGGATCGCCCGCTTCATCAACTGCTTTGCTGCCGGAAAACCATTTTTTAAAGTTTGGATTTTCTAACAAGTGCAATGCTTTTTTGACTACTTCTCCGCCTTCTGCGCGTCTACTGCGGATATATTCATCAACATTAACGCCTTCAGCTGGCGGCTCTGCCATCGTCCAGTCAGGCATCACGCCCGTCTTTTGATCGGCATAATATGTATCAGCGCCTTTTGCTGCGCGATTGCGCTCTGCCATATCGCCAAAGTTCACCCAGCTATTTTGCCCGCGCGTCTCTGACGTTAACGCTGGACGAGCTTCTGGCGAGAACATGCGCTTGTGCAATTGGAATGCGCGCTCTTCACCAGGCGCGCGGAAGAACGGATTGCCTGGACCAAAATGCCCATAAAGATCGTGGATCACGCGGAAGGCGTCGTTAACAACGGCGTCTTCCTTGTCGCCTATGCGTCCAGCGCCTTTTAGAAGCACGTTGGATGCGTTAATGCCACCGGTGCTGCCAAAGCCAGCTTCAGTTGGATAAACGAACAGGCGGCCTCTATTAACGAGGTCCTCATAACCAAGAGCTGGGCTTGCCGCATACGGATCAGCCTGACCTGGCTTCAGGAATTTAATGTCGAGCCCCAGATCTTTAGCGGCTCTGTATTGCTGCATCGTCTCATCAGCAAGAGCCTGGAACGCGCGCTTAACAATTGGATCTTGCGGATCATGCCGCATGACGTCGTATTCTTGCGCAACGCGTTTTGAGAACTCAGGGTTTAATGGCGTAACGTCTGCACCATGCGCTTCTCCTGCAAAGCGGCGCGCAATGCTTTCGATCTCAGGTATTGGTCGGCTTTCTACTTTGCCAATGCCGGGCAAGTTAACAAGCTCAGGAAAGCCTTTGCGTGGCGCGTATCCTGATCCTGGTGCCATCAGCTTGCCAAGAAACTTGGCAATTGCGCCACCTTTGTCGTAGCCTTCTACGTCGCCGCCTTTTGAGTAGCGGCGCGTGATGTCGACAAGGTTAGGGTCGAACATGACATAGTTGCGTGAGCCGCTGCCTGCCCCGCGTGACATACGATCTAAATATTTAATGCCAGGGATACCCAACCTTTTTGCAGTTTCAGTCGCGCCTTCATAATTAAATTGATGAGGAGCAAGAGATTGATAAAAAGTCTCGCCACTTGGTATTTCACCCTCACGCATGTCGCTTAATAAATCCGACAATGCTTCTTTTGATGTATATTTATTCTTATTAAAATAAGACATCATATCCGATAAATCGGTCGGCTCGTCGCTTTCCCAAGCGCGAGCGAAGTCTGTTTCTTCTGCTCTTCTTTGAGCCTCCAGCTGCTTTGAAAAATCCATAAGCTTCTGTTCGCCGCCCATCTCATCAACATATTGATTGAGGCCGCGAATAATATGCGGTTGATTGGTAACTGGCTTGTCCCAATCAATAAGATGTTCTGGATTTGCATGAAGATTGACTTCATACATATGACCAGCAACTTCAGGATTTGTATTTACGATATTGCGCGCTTCCATAAGTCTTTGCGCGCCTTCGTAAGATCCGCCAGATTGCAGTGATGTATTCGCCCTATTGCGCAGCTCAGCAAGAGCAGCATCTCTATCGCCTCTTGTCGCGTGCAATACTCTTGCTGCAATATCCTCTGGACGATCACCGCGACCATACGGCGATAAAGCTTCTCTGTAAGCGTGAGCAACTTCTGGGTTCTCAGCAAAATACAACCCGTGCCCATATGCTTGAGCGCCTTCGCCCGTTCCTATTTTACTAATATCAAACCGATCGAACTTGTGCGGGCTTCCATGATACGCGCGTATTGCTTTCAACGCTCGATCAACAACGCCTGCTTGTGCTTCTTCTGGTAAAAGCGCAGCGCCAGCAACTGCCGCAGCTTTTGCCGCGCGGCCCATGCCAGGCAATGCCAGTGCCGCATTAACGACATCCTCTGCGCCACGGTCTTTTGATGCAAGGCCTCTTGCGGCATTAGCAAGATCATACGCCATCAGACCCTGGCCAGCATACGGAATGCTATAAGCGGCGAGATGGCCAAGCTCCTTAGCGCCCTCTTGCCACGCGCGCACGTTCTCTCGATCGTATTGCGGAAGCTGCGGTTCGTCTTTGTTCAATTGATGACGAATAAACTCTGACGCAGAAGACGCGGGTCGATCGCGATTTACCTCTAATGCTTGCGCGGCAGTAGGCGCAGCATACTTCTCAACAACTGGCGATGGCCTGTAAGTATCACCGTATAATTGCTCTTGGACAAAATCATGCGCGCGCTGCGTGTCTTCAGGAACTCCGCCATCAGCCATTACTTGTCGCCCAACATTGGGCAAGTAGTGTGTGGGATATTGGTCTGCGAGGAGCTTTGCTTTGCGCGGTCGCTTTGCCATTACATTACCTCACCCGGCGGTGGATCTTCTTTGCTCTTCAGCGTTCTCAATGTCTCAGGGTCGATGACCTTGGTCATTTCTTTAAAGCCACCTGGCGTTTTCAATACATCTTGCGCAAGCTTAACGGCAGCAATGCGCTCGCTGCTTTCGCGATCCTTGCGCCGGTTCCAGTTATCAAGCTCATTGTCTTTTTCGTTCATGCGCTCGATTTGCAATCTGCTTGTAATATCCATTTTCTTCATTTGAAGATCAGCTTCTTGCTGCTGCATCTCCGCCTTCTTGATCTGCAAATCAATCAGCTTATTTTGATCAATCGGCGTGCCTTCGGGCGATCCTTCAGACTGGATCTTGGCTTGCGTTTCAGCGATCTTTGCCTGCGCCAACATCTGCTTCGTATCAGCGTCCTGCTTCTTGATTTGCAACTCCGCCATCTTGGCTTGCGCTTCTGGTGGCGGAACTGGCGGAGCTGGAGCCGCAATAAACTGCTCTGGATTACTCCAGCCCATTGCACGCAACGCAGCTTTGTCAATTGCGACCGCATCAAACATGCCAGGGTTTGCCTGCTGCAATTGCTTCAACGCCATGATCTTCATCACGCGCTGCGTATGGCTTGCGGTGTTTGGATCTGCCTGTGGCACAAGCTCATAATCATTAACTGCCTGGTTAAAGATCTGCTCGTTCCATTGCAGAGATGGGCCTTTTAGTTTTTTCCAGAAGCTATCTGGGTGCTCGCGGAAGCAACGCACTAGCAACTGAAACTCATCAGCTTGCGAAGCATGCATGCGCTTGTGAACGGCGTTCATGACCTTTGTTGCCTGGTCAATCAGCGCCAACGTCGTTCCGACCGGCGCGTCCTGGCGTCCCTCGCCAACATTCAATTCGCTCGTTCCGCCAACGCGCTGACCGGCTTCGACAATGTTTTGCGTTAGATTGAAGAGCGCCTGTCCTGGCTCTTTGTATGGCAATGGCATGATGGCTTGGTTGATGGGCATGCCACCTGTCTTGACCAATGCTCCGCCTCCCGGAGGAACGCGGAATAGGTTCGTGTTCTGACGGGCACCCGTATCCGCCATGAGGAACCCTGGGAAGTTGGCATACATGCCAGCATCCAGCATCTCGCGCCACGCGGCAGTAACCGCGTTTGTGGTATTACCCAGAATATGAAGTAAACCAATATCGTAAAAACCCATACCGGGCACAAAAGTATATTTGACAAAATTGTTCCGCGCTTCAGGCAGCTCGTTGCCTTCGTCTCCGGTTGGCTCATCGTAGTTTCTCACGATCGAGAGAACCTCTCTCGAAGAAACGTCGATTGTAACACGATACGGGATTTCTAGCCCCGTGATTTTGCCTTTGTATTTGTGCTCCAGGCCAGGGACATCGAGTTCGCAATAGACTTCGTAGATCTCGCGATCGCGATCGTCAGGATTGCGGGCCTCGATAGATACGCCTTGCTGATCAGCCTTCTCGCGCTGGACAGCGTCATGCTGCTCCATGCGCGGCGTCGAGAGATCGATGTCGCGGTAGACGCCAAGGATCTGCAAGCGTTTAACCGTCGACGACCGCATGAAGACGCGATGCGTGACGCGCTTTGCGTCCTCTAACGTCGTGGCCGCGTTATTGACGATGAGATCGTCCGCATCCACCGTTTCGCTGACCGGGCGACCGCGTAAGGGGCAGAAATAGACCTTTTTGAAAGCCGTTCCGCCGAAACCCAGCATAAACAGCATCCGGTCAGTATCAGGATAGTATTCCTTGGCGACCGCTGTGAGGTAGGCATTGAGATCTTTTTCCAAGGCTTCAGCAAGAAAGTCCTGCTGCATGGTTGTGCCGACACTGTCGACGCGCACTTTGACCGGCCCGTCTGTCGGCAGCATTTCGCTGCGGCTGTTGGCCTGGAAGCGGAGCACCGCCTCAAGCAGCAATGGATGGCGGACGCGGCTCATGCCGTCGACCGGCGCGCCGTCTGCTGCGCCTTGCAGCTGTGGCAGCTCGATCTTCAAGCCCAGGAGCTTGATGCCCTGAGCGCGATCCTCGATCCAGTCCTGGCGGCTATCAAGATCGTCCTGCACGCCGCGCAATAGGTCGTCGGCGATCATGTTCAAAGAGCCCTGGTCAATGTCTTCGACCAGATTGCCAAACCAATTTGCGGCGCGCTCTGCGTCTGACGCCTCGTCGACCGGGCGTCCATCAAGAGAGATACTGACGGAGCCGTCTTCGTGCTCGATGCGCACGATATTGCCTTTGTCGTCTGTCTGGTGCTTGGGCGCGCCTTCTTCGATCTCAACCATGACGTCTTCAGCAGACGCGAGACCCTCCGGGGGCTCCTCCTGCTGCATGCGGATGTTTGGTGAAAGCCCCGGTGTCATTGGCATGTTTAATCGCCTTGTTCTGCTAACAGCTTCTCAATGTCCTTAACGAAACGGTCAAGCCCCTCGCGCGCGGCCATATTATCATCTCTGGCGGCAATCTCATAGACGCGGACATAATCATGCGGGGACTTGCCCCAGACCTCAACCCGGAACCGACTAAGTTCCTTTGAAACGGGCGACGCCTGATGGATGACGTCGACAATGGCATTAGCGAAAATCATTCTGATCTCTTTGCTATACTGGATAGAGCGGAGGCGGCGCAGCGCCGTGATGCACCCTACTTTGATCGAGTTCCGCCGTCCACTCGCTGCCTCTGACGAGCAGTCCAATGTCGCGCAGATGGCGCAGCGCCATGCTTGTCGTGTCGACAAGATCGTCATGCTTTCCTTTGGGGAACTGCGCTGCTTGGTTTATGACGAGATCTGCGAAAGATCTGTTAGGGGCATAGATTAGTCCTTCAGAGAATAAATGCTGAATGGAATAAAGGCGCGCCAACTTATCCTGCCCCTTTGGATCTACGAGCTGAACGCCAAAATCATCGTAACCATAAACCCGACGCAGCTCTTGCGCAACGCTGTATCCGCTTGCCTTGTTTTCAACGAGCAGCTTGTCGACGCCGTAATCAAGCATGGTCTCGCGCACGCGCTCCACAAGCTCATGCAGCTCCAGGCGTTCCGACCACGCGTTCATGAGCATGCACTTGGGATGCTCTTTCGTGTAGGTTCTTTCTAGCTGAGCCATCGCGCCGTCAGGCGAATAGGAGCGCGTCACTTGCGCGGTCTGATCGCCGCCAGACCAGACGCCCCAAACCGTCATCGCGCTTGGATCGTTTTCTGTCTTGGTTGTGTAGGCAGTATCGAGCGACGCCAGGATGTAATCAAACGGCGGGAAGTTTGGATGCTTCCATTCCTGCCAGAAGTCACGCTGGATAATGCCGCCTCCACGCGGCTCTGGTGACTGCTGGAACTGAGCCGCTGTCGCCCACTTGCCCATGATCTCTTCATCACGCTCGACAACGTCAATCGGAAAGCGATCGGGGAACAAAAGCTCGCCTTCTCTTTTACGAGGATCTGCAAGCCCAAGCATTGATGGCTCAGCTCGCGCAGGATCATAGCGCATAGGAAGCATCAGGTAATCGTAAGGCAGCTGCCTACTGATGATCGACCCAATGATGTCGTCTTCCGCCAACCTTTGCTGGATGACAATGATGGCGGACTTTTTCGGCGACACAAGGCGCGTTGGTATTGCTTCAAAGAACTGCTGATTGGTTGTGTCGCGTATTTGTTGCGACGCTGCGTCAGAGACCGACAATAAATCGTCGCATATAATTCTATCAGCACGGGCACCAGTTATTGAGTTGATGGCGCAGCACTGGCGAAAGCCCATCGCCGTGTTCTCGAACTTCTGTTTCTGGTTCTGATCTTTCTGCAAGACGACATGCGGCCAACGATCTTTATACCAATCGCTCTCCACAAGCCTGCGCATTTTAATGCCGTCGCGTATCGCAAGCTCCTGACTGTGCGACACACAGATGTATCGCAAGTTAGGCTTGTTCATTGGGCCCCATTCATACGCAGGCAGGAAAACATTCACCATAAGCGATTTCATCGATCCCGGCGGGACCGCAATCATCAGGCGGTTATATAAAGATCCGTCATCGAACTCGACGCCTTCGCTCAAAGCCATCAAGTGTTCCGCAATGTAATCGATATGCCAGCCGTGAACGTATTCCGCTCCGTCTCCTGGCTCGATGATATGCCACGAAAGTCTGATGAAGTTGACCAGGTCTTTGCAGTCTTCGCGATCAAGCTCAATCAGCTGCTGCTCAACGTCTATCGTTGTCTGATGATCAAGTTTAAGCAGCGCGCCCATTGTTACACCCAGAAACTATCAGGCTCGCCTGCGTCTCCGATCCATCCCGTCGGAAACGTATTGAAGGCGATATATGTTCCTTTGGCTGTCGCGCGATGCGCAAGCAATGACGAAAACAAAAACAAATAACCTTTGTCCGTTCCTATGCTGCACATTGGCATGTTGGCGGCGTTTGGCGAATAAGTCGGAATGTAGAGATGCCCGCCATCCTGCGGCTTGAAGAACTCGATGACGTCTTCAGCGTTCTTGTCCGCGTCGAGAAAGAACATGCCAGAGACGTAGCTATTGTTTCGGCGCATGATGTGTTCGTCGCGCGCGCTCGAAGACCAAGACATTGTCAAACGCAAGCTGACTTCATTGCGAGGCGCAATGACGTTGCGCATGTATCGATCCAGCTCGTTGCAAATGAACTCGCGCAGATCTTTCATAACGTCTGCATCAAGAACGTTTATGCCGCGCGCGCCTATTGACCCTATTGCGTGATCGATTTCTGCTTGCGTGACGTCGCGCTGAAGACAAACGGCGACGACGCGCTCAGGGAATAAATTGTATAAGCGCGCGCCTTCAAAATCATCCATATCAATTACCCGGTCCGCTCACCCATGTTGTGTGACCATGTTCATCAGCATATTTAAGCCCAGCGATAATAGCTGTGCTGAACTTACCCAAAAGATCAAATGCCTCATCGCGGCCAAACATATCGTTTATCAAGATCTGAACAGAAATGCTCGCGAGAACCTGCATCTTGCCTTCTACATCATCGCCCATGTTTTCGTTTAAAATATTTTTTACCTCATCGATGACGAACTCCATGAGATCTTCGCGCTCTACTTCTGTCATCTCGCTCCTTCTTTCGCCGCCATCAATATGGCGCGCAATGCTTCACGCTGATCTGCGTCAAGCGTCTTTGCGTCGACGACCTGTGACTGAACTTGCACTGGTCCGCCGTTCGCTCCGGTGACCTGCGTCTCCTTGCGTTCAGTGTAATCTTCGCGGAAACGTGAAGCAGCTGAGCGATACCAAAGGTTCGCGTTGAAGTCGCGGTTCTTCATGTTTGAACGGGCTTCACGCTCAAACCACGCTTGCTCATACGTCTTGGCCGCGCGTAAGGCAGTGGAAAAATCTTCGTGGGCGGCGGCCCAATCATAGAGCGACGCCTTATCAACTTCTAAGTCAGCCGCGATCTCTGCGTAGCTGTAACCTTGCTTTCCAAGCTCGATAATTCGCTCGCAATACTCAGGCTTGTATTTAGTTGGCCGTCCAACTGGACGCTTCACTGTTTCTTTTTCACTCATATCTCAACTCACATAAAAGACCGGGACATTGTAACATATCCCGATCTAATTGTTTACTGATTAAAAGTCATCATCATCTTCGTCATCAAGTGGGGGCAGCGGCGCTTTTTTTGAAGCTGGAGCGGCAACTGATTTCATCGCTGCCTGACCAAGCGGCGTATCTGCCAGCATGCCCAAAGCTTCCATATAGGTAGCGAGGATCGCTTGTTCAGTCATGCGCTCTGCGGCATCTTGTTTGCGCAAAGCCAGGACCTTTTTAAGTATCTTAGTATCGAAGCCGTTGCTCTTGGCTTCAGAGAAAACGTCTTTGATGTCGGAGGCAATGGCTGCCTTTTCTTCCTCAAGTTTCTCGATACGCTGAACGATCGTTTGCAACTGGTTATTGGTCATTAGTCTCTCCAAGGTAATTTGAGATGCATTCGGCCAGATATTTGGCTTTCAGCTGGCAATAGTCGCACTGCTGCTCGCAGGGAGCGGTGTGTTCTCTAAGGGCTATACGTCCATATCCATCCTGATCTCGATCTGTGCCGACCGTGAATGAACACAGCCCAGCCGCAATAGCATTGATAAGCCCCTCATCCATGTCAAGCTGCCCCATGACCCCAAATCAGGAACATGGCTAACGATTTTAAAAAGATCAAATCAAGGCCCTTGACCATAGAAGTAACTTCCTGTATGGATCGAGGTCTAGTGATTTGGATATGGAGATTGATATGACCAAGCTGACGAAGCCTATCCCAGGCAGCCACCTGCACGAATACTCAGACATGCTCATAAAAGAGCTGATCAAGCTTTGGCGGGAACTGCGACCAGCCTCTGCCGCTCCAGAGGTGTATGACACGCTGATTGACGACGCGTTTAAGGTTTTGGGATATCGCTGCGCTGTTGAATATGTAGAAAAATATGGAGATTGATATGAACATTGAGAACATTGCACGCATCGAGCGCTCTATCGTCAAGACTATTATCCAGGATGCCCTGGATTTTGGTTACGTTGTCATGCACCACAATGGCGAGGAGGCGACGATCACTGTGCATCCAAGCGATGATCGCGAAAAAGCTGTCAGTGATATAATGGACGAAATTCGTCAATGCGACGAAGAGCAGCTAATTTTTTCAGACCCAAAAGATTGGCCTGGCAAACGCGTTGGTTTTGTTTTTCTAGTTTACGGAAACGATGGCTACGACGTAATATGCGACCACACTGATAGTGAAGAGATGGATCAAATCCTTGCAGGCGCAAACGAGCTTGCATCAAAATACGAGTAGTAAAATGAAACTAACGTCCTTCATGAAAATGCTTCTTGAATACGAAGAGCTTGGCATGAAGATCACGAGCAATACGGAATTGATCATCATATACGGTCACACCGGCAAGTTGGTTATTCCGTTTGCTCAAATCTATCACTGGCGCATAGGAGACTTGAGAAGAAGCTTACGCAATTTAAGAGACAAATCAAAAGACGAGCAGCAAGCATGACACAAGACGAAAACATTTACATTGATCATCTAAAATATGTGCGATGTAGATCAATTGGACTAATTAAAGAAGCTGCTGAAAAGCTATGGCGATCTCCAGATAGTATGGAGCACGCGCAGACAATACAAAACGAGTTGAACAAATATATCCAAGCGCAATTAGAATTAAGCGAAATCACAGATGGAGATCGATATGTTAGTAAAACAACCAACCACACAAAAGAACCCTGAGACGCTTGCTGATCGCATTAATCGCTTGGCCTGGGCGGATGACGTCCAGGATCGGGTAAAGCTCAAGACCATGTTTGGTCAGGCCCGTCGCAGGGCAAAAGAAAAGCCCGTTACACTGCCCAAGCTATCCTGGATGAAAGACGCTTGACAGGTAGAAGTAACTTCTATACGAAGGAGGGGAGCTGATTTGCTCCCCTTTATTTTTATGGAGATTGATATGTCAAAATTTGTCGCATCGCCCCAGCAGGCTGCTTTCCTTGACTGGGTCGTCAAAGGCTCAGGCTCATGCGTTCTTGAGGCTGTCGCTGGAGCTGGCAAGACAACGACGTTAATTGAGGCAGTCGAGCGCACGCAGGGTTCCGTTGCGCTCCTGGCCTATAACCGCAAGATTGCTGACGAGATCAAGGCTAAGCTAAAAAAGCGCGGCATTGACTGGAAGAAGGCTAACGCCAATACGGTTCATGGCTTTGGTCTTGGCGCTTACAAAAAAGCTTTCCCCAAGGTCCAGGTCAACGGCGGCAAGGTTACCGACATCCTCGTGAAGCTTGGCGAGAAGGCTGCCCCACAGCACCCAGTTCGCATGTTCTCCTCGATCGTTGCGGATCTTGTCTCGCTCGCGAAGCAGCGCGCTCTTGGCGTCTTTGGCTCGATCGATGACACGTCCAAATGGTATGACATCATCGAGCACTTCGACATCCTGGGTAACGAGGAGGAGGAAGCTCAAAACCGCGTGGCTGAGATCGTCGAGGCTGCTATCGCAGTGCTCAAGCTTTCAAACACCACAACTGATGTCGTCGACTTCGATGATATGGTCTACCTGCCTGTCCTCCTGAAGCTCCGCTTCTGGACCTATCCTTGGGTTTTCGTTGACGAGGCTCAGGACACCAACCCAGCTCGTCGCGCTCTCGTGAAGGCAATCCTGGCTCCAGGCGGTCGCGTTGTGGCTGTCGGCGATCGTCGTCAGGCGATTTACGGATTTACTGGCGCTGACGCCAATGCGCTCGATCTGATCAAGGCTGACTTCAATGCCGTCGACATGCCCCTCACGGTGACCTACCGCTGCCCTAAGAGCGTCGTTAAGGTAGCCCACCGCTGGGTTAGCCACATACAGGCCCACGAAAGCGCTCCAGAGGGCTCCACGAGCGTTATCGTTCGCGATGACATCTTTGACCGCAATGATCTTGATGGCACGGCTGCGATCCTCTGCCGCAATACCAAGCCGCTTGTGGCTCTGGCTTTCGAGCTGATCCGCTCAAACATCGCTTGCCGGGTAGAGGGCCGCGACATTGGCAAAGGCCTTGTGAAGCTCGCAACCAAGTGGAAGACGGTTAAGACGCTGCATGGCCTGGAGACGGCTGTCGCCAAATGGTCAGAGGGTCAGATCGTTCGCGCTAAGGCTAAGGGCAATGGCGCGATGGCTCAGCAGATTGCCGACCAGGCTGCAACGATGCGCGTGATCACTGAGCAATGCCGTAAAGAGGGCAAGGACAGCATCCCTGCGGTTGTTGAGCATATCAATGGCCTCTTCGAGGATAACGTCGACAACATGCTGGTGCTCTCCACGATCCACAAATCAAAGGGCCGCGAGTGGGAGACCGTTTACTGGCTGGATCGCGCCAATACGCTTCCTAGCCCATACGCAACGCAGGACTGGCAGCTAGAGCAGGAAAACAATCTCTGCTACGTCGCGGCGACCCGCGCAAAGGCATCTCTGATCGAAGTAGTGGTCCCTCACTGAGGGGCTTGCTCGCATTCTGCGAATGCTCGAAAGAGCTTCGCAGCCACAAAATATTTTTCACTTTTTTTATTTGAGGGGGTTGTAATAGGAAGTAACTTCTGCTAGAAGTTATTTCATTGAAACACACACTGTATGGAGATTGATATGTCTAACTTCGCTTCTCTCGCTGACCGCTACGCTCAAATCAAAGCTGAAGCTGACGCTTGGGCTAAAAAGCTCGAAGAACTCAAAACAGAGATCAAAGAGCTTGGCGTCGAAGAAATCGTCGGCGACCACTTTACTGTCACCGTTGGCTTGTCAGAGCGCTCAACGCTTGACCAGAAAAAAGTCAAAGAGATCCTCACGCCTGCGCAGATCGCTGCATGCAACAGCGTGGCGCTGATCACCACGATCCGCGTCAAGGCGTCGACCAAGCTCGCGGCCTAATGCGCGTCAAACAAAAATTGGCAGCCCTGTATATCGCGGGGCTGCCTTTTCTTTTTTCCGGCGACTTGCTTGTCATTGGCGCAATGATTTTTTGCATGGGCGTTTATTTTGACAACGCGACAACAATTTTCTTTGGCGTGTATGACATGACGCTTGGCGCTGTTTTTGTTCGCAACACAATTAAATATGGAGATTGATATGGGCACGCGCGCAGTATACTCGTTCAAAGATGCGTATCATAATTTTCACGTCTACAAGCATTGGGATGGATACGAAGAAGGCGCAGCTGAATTTTTAGCAAACGCCTTTCCGTATGCATGGGGCGGCACGCGCTTTGAGGCAATGGATTTTGCGGCAGCTTTTGTTGCTGGCAATAAGAAGCAAGGCGGCGGTGATGTTTATTTCACCAAAAGCCCATCGCATCACGGTGACTTATCTTTTGGCTATCAGGTTTATCAAGATAAGAAAAAACAATTGCGCATACGCGCGTATAAATATGGTTGGCTTGGAGCCGATCATAAAAAAACAAGAACTAAATTTTATGATGACACGTTAGATAGCTTTATATTTTATTATGGCACGCAGGAAATTGCAGAAAGCCATTCTGCTTTTATTAACGGCAAGAAAGATGGAGATTGATATGTGGCTCGCAGGATACAACATCCCAGGTTATTTGCCAGACGCTGAACCCGTTGAAAGCGCAGACTGGCACGAGGCTCGTGACCATTTGCTTTGGGTCTTAGATAGTATGGCTGATGAAGGCGACGATGAAGACGCTGATCTTTACAGCAAATTTACTTTTCATTTGTTAGCTATGAAGCCCAACAACAAGATTGGCTGGAACGTTGGCAAGTATCACTGGTTCATTGATAAGATCGAAGAATTGTGAGGGAGATTGATATGGAACTTTCACTTGAGCCTTGCTGGGAAGTAAACCCAACGCTGTGGCGTGTATTTTGTCAGATGACAAGGCGAGACATTCTTTGCACGTCTCCTAACTGGACTGAACTCGATGTTTTTAATTATATCGAGAATTTCAACAAAGCACTTAACGAGGCACGACCAGGAGCGCGACGACTATGTCCCCTTTAGATCTTAAAAAAGCAATGGCGTTGCAAGGCCTGTCTAACAATGACCTTGCAACCATTACAGGTAAGACACCGCGTCAGGTTACGTTTTGGCTATCGGGAACGCATCCAGTTCCACGCCTTGTTGCTATCTTAATTCATGGACTTGCGGAGGGAGCAATCGATCGAGACTGGCTGCTCGAAATTGTGTGTTCAGAATTAAAAGAAGAAGCCTCTATGGCTGTCGTTTAAAAGTAAGAGGCCCGGATCTACCGGGCCTTTTTTATTTTTACTTCTGGGCGCTCTAAGAAGCGCACACGAGGCAAGGACATTGGGACCTTCCTCTTACCTGGCGCTCCTGCACGCATTGTTGACGGATCTGTTTCTATTTCTGCGTGAGCAACAAATTGAGGCGTAGCAAAAACAATTCTTGTGACTGCCTCAATTTTAAACGGCTCTTTATCAAAAAGGTATTTCGTCATTGAGATCCTCAAAACCTAATACGTCATCGATTGGAGCTTTTACATCAAAGATACCGTCTTCATCAATTCCAGCCATTGCATTAAACGGATCGTTTATTTTCATATTTACTTTTACAATTTCAGCCCCTGGGAAGATCTCTTTGGCCGTCAAGACAAAGCTATCAGCTGATATTAATTTGCCAAGCTCTTCTAATGTGTAAACGATCACATATCTACCGTCATCAATAACACGATCAATAGCGTCAGGCTCTTTGACAATAGCAGCCACAGTTCCATTTTCTAATCTCACTTCCCACACTGTCGGATCAATTGGTTTCTTGCCTGTCTCTTGCGCCAGCTTATCTACTTTTCTTAAAGCTTTAATCATGCGCTCAGCTTCGCGCTTTACGTCCTCTAACTGACCCTCGCATAAAGCTTGCCTGTAAAGATAGCGCTGACGATCGAATTTTTCTCTTGTCGAGACATCAACAAGAAGGCGCAAGCGATCTCTGCCCCACTTCTTCTCAAGTTCTATTTGTAAGAGATCAACTTCATCGATCCACTCTTTACCCGCCAGATACATGCCTGGCGTTTGTTGCCAAGGAAATGTAGGACGCGTTGAGACTGGTATTCCTTTATCTGCTTGCGGTTTCTTTTTTGGTTTGTATGCCATATCAATCTCCAGTCCGATATATATAAACTCCAGTTTGGCCGTCTACGTGACCCCACGTTGGCTCGCCAAAAGCCTTTCTTATTTTCTTATCATCCCAGTCATCAACAATATGCTCCTGATACGGATTGCCAAAGACTGGCTTATACGGAAAGTAAATCACGGGCATGCTGATGACAACAATATTGGCGACAGACCTTAACTTATTAAAAACGTCTAATGCCTCCTCTGCCGTCATATGCTCCAAGACGTCTCCGGCTATTGCAACATCAAATCTAGGCAGCTTTGAAAAATCAAGTAGCCTGACATCTTCAATGATAATTTCATCATAAAGAGATTTCAGGCTGTGGCGATCAACATATGGCTCCCATATTTCTATAGCCGTCCATGATGATTGCGGGAACATCCTTGTGTAAGTTCCGGCACCACAACCAACGTCTAATATTTTATCATGCGGCAAGTTGCTAAGAATTGACTTAGTGAACTTTCGTCCCTCTGTCGGACCATAAGCCGCGTAGTCTATGTGATGCTTCATATATCAATTACTCCTTAAAAGGACATCTCTCTCGTTCTTTGTTTCTGTTCATTAAATTCTTTATCGCTCTCCATCCGTAAAAAGACTTCAAAGAATAAAACTCTCTATCGATATCTTCTCTGTCAATAAAATGATTTTTTATCTCCAGCCTTCCATCGCTCAAAGGAATAAGATGCATTAAGGGCTGACCCAGTCTGATTTGCTGCGCCTCTGCTTTCTTTGGCACCAAGATATTAACGTGAGCCGCATTGTTAAAATCAAAAGCAAGAATGCCTGGCGGCATAATGAAGTTCTTTCCCTCCAAGCTCCACCAAGCTGCGCTGCAATGAAATTGCACGCCGGTCTTTTCTTTAAAGCGCCACGGGTTGACGAGCTTGAGATGCGTATAGTCCCTAAAGCTTCCGCCTCTTTCATTTAATGTTTGCGTGCTAACTTGCGGACCGGCAGAATAAAAAGCTGTGCATTTTCCGTCTACGTTTTTTAAAACAAAATCTGACCAGCTCTCGACAATGCATCCTCTTTTATACAGCTCAATAAATCCGTAGCACGTTCTAACGTTTCTATTTCTTGTCGGATGCTGGAAAGTTACAAAATCAAAATCAGTTGTTCCGGGCGCAGTGTTTCGCCACCATTGCGGAATGGCTTTTGACGCCTTGACGATCGGCGTGAACTTATACGCGTGATACGCATTGGTAAAACAATCCAGATAAATAACTGGCGTTCTGTGAAAGAAGCTAAACATTGTAGCGACTAACCTTCGCGCGCCACTGAACGCTTTCTGTGATCTTCTTTGGGTCTTGCGGATCTTGCGTCAGAAAGCTTGTCGCGACTGGACCAACGCCTAAAGCCATCCAGTATCTGGCTCCCGTCGCAGGCTTGCCATCCCATGATTGAAGATAGCTAAACTGGATTACGTCAGTGTATGTAACAGCACTAGCAGTAAAAGATGAGAGATGCTGCTCAAAGACCACGATTTGATCGCCGGAACTGTTAGCAGGCGGCCAGCTTCGGAAAAAGTCAAATTTCGGTTTGTTTTGGTATACACTACCGACATCTTGGAACTCTCCCCATCCTATCGGAGGATTTAATACTACTTTTTTATTTTTTGGGTAGTCGTCTCTCCACTCAGCAACCCCAAATCCTGGGTTATATCTATAATACCATTTATTGAGCCAAGTTCCCGCACTATCGTAATTATTGTAAAGCATGCTGTCGCTTCCGACGTCGTAACTAAAGACGCTCGTAAAAGGAGGCGCGTCTGTCGCCGTGTAGTCGAACCTTCTCAGCTCATGCGTTTTGAAAAATGGCCAGTAGGCTGGAACAAATAATTTATCCGACATTTTTTGTATCCTTCAATTTACCCAGCGAGATTTTATTTGCATCGCTTGGCGAGTAGCCCGCGCGTATTGCTTTCCAATACTTAATCCTAATGCGTGCGCCATCTGTTGATATGCCCAAACGCAAGCCAATCGTTTTGTTGTCGAGACCCTTCTCATGAAGCTCAAGGGCTCTTTGCGATATTTCCTTACGCCTAAAATTATCTATCTCTGCCATTTTATTCCCCACTCTCCCGAATAGCGGCGGCAATCTCAGCATCTATTTCCTCATGCGACATGCTTGGAAAAGCACGAAGCATGTTGATGCGAAAGGCTGCTTTAAGTCTATTCATTGACGCATCTAAACGAACATACGCTTCTTCCGAATACTCTATGCGAGATACTAACTTTTCAATTGATTTTGCCTGACTACGCAGCATATCTTCGGACAATTTAAGTTCAGCGCGGAGGTCTGTGTTCTCAGTTAGCAGCCTAGCGTTCATCTCAGCTTGGTTGAAGAACTTCTCATTCTCTGCGCGGAGGCGTTCAATCTGATTGGCTGCGTCATAATACAGGTTTGGCTTTTCTTTAATAATCACGGCGTTTGCTGCGCGATTAAGCAGCCGTTCTACGATGTCGCTCATAGCTGCGGCTCCTTCTCCGTCCTGGTCAAAACGCATTTTGTAACGATGCTTTTGTCGAGCTTCCTCAACTCCACTTTCGCCTTCTCGCAGGCTTGATAGTCGTAGAACGGCACAAAGGTCGCCCCGCCTATGTGGATCACAAATAAAACGACTGGCGCTATCGGTATCACTGCTTCTTCTCCTTCAATATCGATACGATCCACTCAACGACGCCAGGGTAGCACCGCTCCAGAACCTTGATCTGGATGTTGCGCGCCATGCGCCCCTGCGCCTTGTTGTATCCCAACTGGTAGGATCTCTTACGGGTGGCGATTACGCCGTCTCCATCTACCCGATCGCCATCCTTCGCGTCCAACAATCGGATCGTCACCCAATCCCCCTCAGACAAACTGGTTAGCTCGTTCAGCTCCCAATCGTCCCACCGGTCGATCGTCACTTCGTCCGACCGGATTTTGTATCGCCTGCCTCCTAGCTCGCGCCAGTCGACCGCCGTGACCTTTTCCCCTTTTCCCAAATCACCCTCCATCAAACACGCTTTCAACAAAGAAAATTTCTGTCAACCAACCAGTAGTTCCTGAGCGGGCGCGCGACCCAAAGGGAGCGCCCCGCGAAGACAGATATACTAACGTATATCTGGCGTTCACTTCCGCTTTTACTTCCGCCCGTAAGTATTTGATTTTGCTTCATATACTTGTTGACCTTCTAATTGGCGGAAGTGATTTGGCGGAAGTGAAATAGTTGGTTTGTTTTCAAGTAGTTAAGGGCGGAAGTAATTTATTTGGCGGAAGTGAAATTTTCATTTCCGCTTTCACTTCCGCCATCATCTGTCGTATTTTTGGCGCTTAAAATCGGGCAGCCAGTTGCTTCCCAGCTTGTAACTGAGCGTCTTGGTTTTCTTGTTGTCATCCTCGTCAATGATGCGTTTGGCATACCAATCCTCGATCATGGCTTCGGCGTCATGGGCGTCGATTTTGAAAAGCGCTTTCATGTTTGAGCGGAAATTGCGCGATGTATTCTTTGCCGCACACCACCCTCTGCCCGCTTCGAAATCGTCCTGAAGCGCGTTCAGGATGTTGAAGCAAAGTTGGCGGTCCCATTTTTTTAGTCCGACGTGGATCTTGTTTGTTTCCTGTTTTCCGCCGAAGTCGTCTTGCTCAGGCTTAACTGCGTCTTCCAGTGGCTCGTCGATGATCTTCTCAACGATCAGAGAAGCGTGCCCAGAGATCAGCGGGAACTTGTTTATAGCGAAGTCCCACGTCCAGCCGTCAGCCGCGCTCTTGATCTTCCTGGCGAAGATCTGGCCCTCCATTGCGCCCTCTTCTCTAGAGACAAAGATTGACGCGTCTGCCGCACCGTCAAAGACAGTCGAGCCACGCATATTGACGCCTTGGCGGCCCGTGTGATGGACGCCCAGCGTGCAGCAGCTGAAGCGCGCCTTGATCTTGTCGCAGGCTCTGATGAAAAGCGTCATGTCCTTTTGCAGGTTCTCGTCAGCGCCTGGCAGGACGCGTGAAACGGTGTCAACCACGATCAGGACAGGAACCTCCCCCTGAAGGCCTTCAATGGCCTTGTCGACCGTCCTAATGAGTTTATGGACGTCTTCCTCGTTCATGAAGTTCATGCTCTCGTGAAGCAGCCTGAAGGGCAGTGGAGGGCCATCTAGTCCACGCTTCTCGCACCATGCCTTGATGCGGAACTTCATGTCTGACGTTCCCTCAGAGCTGATGTAGATGACTGGGCCTGATCGCTCGATCGTCTTGCCCCACCACTCAGGAAGGCCCGCAGCAATGCTGAGCGCCATGTCTAGCGTGATAAAGGTCTTGCAGCATCCTGGCGCGCCGTAGATGAAGGCTAGGCCATTCTCGATGAAGATATCCTTGATGAGATACTGAGGGTCCGGCAAATCATAAATGTCCTGAATAGTCAGGATCTGAAAGATGCTGGGGTCCTGCATCATCTTGACGATTTGCTCAGGCCGGAGCCTGAACTCTTCTTCGTCAGATTTTTCAGGCAGAAGGGTGCCTTCTGCGCCTCTTTCTTCAGCGTGCTCTAGCTGCGCATGCTTAGGCGGCGGACCCGCTTCGGCATATTGCTTGATCTTTGTGTGCCACTTTTTAAGAGACGCATGAACTTTTTCTCTAAAAAGCGTAATGCCCCGACCCTCGCGCTCTAGAAGATCATGCTTCTCCGCAATCGGGTCGTCGATGCGCGGCTTAACGAGCGAAACATATTGCCGGAAGAGATCGATCGCGATCGCCTGGAGGCGGTTTGGATCTGGATACGTCGGATCTTTTCTGTATTCGTCCAACATGCGGCCAAAGACCATTTTGGCCATTTGGCTCTCGCGCCCGTCAGTGATGACGCCGAAGTCGTTCTTGACGATGCCGGTCGTCCCGTTGTTTCCAAGGGGCGGAAGGATCTCATAGTTGCGGGTGGCAGTTACTTCACCCTGCGGCAAATTGCCGCCATTCTCTAAGACGAGACGATCGATCTCCTGGCATAGCCAATTTGGCGCAACAGAGACTTCGACGTTCCAGGGCTCTGCGTCTTCATCCCAAAGATAATTTGCGCCGCTGTCGTGTAAGCTGGGAGCTGACACAACAAATCCGCCCCTGCCTCTGATGTCGATCCCTTGCGGTGTCTTTATTGTTGGCGGCACCCAACCCGGCGGAGCCCTAAAGAAGTAATGCTTTCCGCCGCCACCGGTTGTTGCGCGTGGAGTTTCAGGAAGTATCCCTCCGGCGTGATCGTCGTGTATGCCCTGCCACCAGATAGCAGGGAACGTGTTTTTGTGCAGGTCGAGGTCGATAACAAATAACCACTGTGAGCACTCGCCGGTAACGATGCCCATGTTAATGCGCTTGCAGTAAAGACCATCAGGCCCATACCACTTATTAAATAATTCATCTGTCGTGAGTTCACGCTCATGCTCCGCCCATTTTACGATTGGTTGTTTGCTGCTTTTTCCTGGCTTTGCTTCTGATGGAAGCATAACAGGAACAACTTGCCACCCAAGCGAGCGATACATGCGCGCCCATTGCGATGGCGATGAATACTCAACATCAAAATCAAAAGGTATTTCCATTTTCCTACGCCTTTGTTGGCGCAGCGTCACACTATATGTTGCATCAATTTCAATATTGACTTATATATCTAGTGCAAACGCATTGCGCGTTACTTCCAATGGTGACTTCCCTAGACCCCGATTGCAGTCGGGGTCTTTTTTTATTTATATCCATCAACTAGTTTAGATGCATATGATATTTTTTCCATTCTTGAGCAACGATGAGGCAATATAACAAAAGTGCTGCCATTATTGTTTTGCTTAAACATAAACCCATAATTACATTCTGTATCATCAACAACTGGTATTAAAACGGGCTCCTCACTAAAGTCTCCGTCCCACCCGGCCCTTCTGGCAGCATACATTGCAAAATTAAAGCTATTCATAAATTCATTGAAACTAATATTATCAGCGCATGCCAATGTGGCTGAAAACTCAATTAAATCTTTGTGCAAAACTTCATTAACAATTTTAGCGTCGTATTTAAATTTTTTTTCAATATAAT